GTTGCGAGGAAGCGGTTCCGAATTCCTCGCATCGCCGCTCCGATTAGGGTGGTTCCCTAAAAGATGTATCCGCGGGTGCCCCACCTTCGATGCGCTGCTTTTGCGCGGCTAAGGTGGGACGGGAGGACACACCAATATAGGAACTGCTCTAGCGGGTAACGGTGACTTGGGCGTGTGCAAATCCGGCGCCCTTCACCACAACCGCGCCGAACTTTACGACCATCAACTGCCGCGCCAGCGTGCCGGTCAGTCCAAGCTGGAAGACGCGAGGATTGGCATCCGTAAGCCAGTGATACTCGATCAGCTCTTCGGTGACGATGTAGGCTGGCAGCAATGCCGTGCCGCTGCCCGGAGTGCCCGTATACGACAATGCCCATTCCGGAATCAGTGGCAACTCGCCTGCCTGTGTCGACAAGGTCTTTACCGTCAGTCCGCCCTCAACCTTCGTGGTCGAGAGCACAACGTTGAACTCGGTTTTCATCTCGCGGTCGATCAGGTCCAGCAGCACCGGGTTGGCGTAGATGGCCGTCGGCCGAACCTCGTAATTCGAATTCGCAACCATCGACGCAATCTGCGATTTCAATCCATCCACGATGCTCGCGGTGGTGGGTATCGTGGTGCTGTTGCCGCCGCCATTGATCTGTGCTGCCGCGCCGTAGTACTGGAACGTAGTCGGCGCGCTCAGCGAAGTGTCGTTGCCGTTCCACAGCGCAACATCGTGCGTGCGCATTACGCCGGTCACGGAATCGGCCAGATCCTTCGCCTGAAGGTAGGCGAACTGCTCCTGCTGGTTGCCGACTTCGATGTCGAAAAGGTTGTAGTTGATCTGCGACACCAACGCTTTCAGCGGTACCGAAAGCTCCAGGCGGGTTGGTGCCACCACCGTCGCCGCAATGTTGCGCGGATCGACAAACCCGTTTGCCGCCGTCGGCGACGGAATTGCCGTCTCCTCGAAGAAGCGCGACGGATGCCCCGTGGCCGGAACGTTCTTGATCCGCTGTCCGAACGCCCCGCGGCGCTGGCATATGTCAAAAATCTCGGTCTGGTAGCGCTCGACCTCGATCGCGCCCGGTCCCATGAAGTCTGCTGCGGCGTGCAAATCCACAAATTGAGTATTCATTCTCTGCTTTCCTTCTCTGCCAGGCCCATTCGCCCGGCCTCGTTATCCCGTCGCACTGCCGTGCCCCGGTTGTTGTTCAATCTCTTTCCATGCGTCAGCCCCGGATATATGCGGGTGCCCCAGGTTCGCGCCGACGCTCTTTCGGCGATAACCCGGCAGACAAAGTCCTCCACCTCGGCAAAGCCTTTGCCGTGGCAGTTGCCTTTGCCCATTGCGCGGCCAGGCCTTTACGCGATCATTCCCGCCCGCGCCAGTTCGGCCTTGACCGCAATGCGCTGCTCGATCGTCAGCTGTCCCAGGGCCTTTTCCAGGGCGCCCAGTTCAATCTGCACCCCCTCGCTCACCCCACTTTTGGCCAGCAAGCTGCTCACCAGCGGGACCAGGGTCTTGCGCCCCGCGCGCTGCCGCAGTTCACGATTCTCCGCTTCGAGCTTCGTTGTCTGCTCTGCCTGCGCGCTGGCCGCCAACCCGGCTTCCCCGCTCTTTTTTGCCGCCGGCTCTTCCACCACGGCGATAATGCGGTCGATCTTCTGGTTCAGCGCCTCGTACTGCGCCTCCAGCTTTCCGATCACGCGCTCCAGGGCCTGCGCCGCACTGCCCAGCTGCGCCGCACACTCCTGCATCGGATCCTTCTCAGCTGCACTCTTCTCTTCGTTCATTTCCTCTCCCAATGGAAAAGCCGGCTCCAGGCCGGCTTCATATCGTTACCGCTTTCATACGGCCGCCGCTGCCTGCCGCCTACTCCGCCAGCTCCACGTTCGTATTCTGATAGGCCGCCTTTTCCCGTAGCAGGACCGCCGCCCCCGTGAACTTGAAATCCGTAGCCACCCACACCGCAGCCGCCGCATCCACAACCCGGACGTCGGCGATCTCGTAGCTCATGCCAAGCTCTCCTTTGCGCCGCTCCATCTCGCCCACTACCTCGGGAAAGTCGCGCTCAAACAGATAGCCCGCAACGTCGAGGCGCTGAATCTTTCCCGCCCCAGGCCGCAGCTCCGCCGAGGTAATGATGCCCACTTTTCTCTGCGCGTCGTGCCGGTCCAGCTCCGGTGCGTAGTCCACCCCCATGCCCAGCAGCGATCCCAGTGCCCGCTCCGTCGCCTGTGCCGTCAGCATCACCTTGTGTCCTCGTGCTCCGCTCGGAGCCCGGTCCGACGGCGCGTTTGCCATCGTCAGCACTCCGCGAAATCCCCGCCGGTTCGGGTGACCATCCACCTCCGGCATTGCCAGTGCCATTGCCTCCCACTGCATCCTCATTGCCCCTCCGCCATCGTCGTCTTGAGTGGCTGCCAGCCCCGCTCCGCCCGGGCCTCGTTCACCGTCATCACCCCGCAGCTCAATAGAATCTGGTCAATCTGCGCCTGCTCCAGCGGATCCGTCGCATCCACATCGAGGAAGGCAAACTCCAGGTCGTTCCAGCCCAGCCTCTTTGCAATCGCATCCCGCGTGATGTGCTCTGCCAGCAGTCTTGCCGTCGGAACCACCGCCGTACGGAACGCCAGATCCGACAGCTCCATGGCCGTCGAGCGGTTTACGTCCGCCTCCACTCCCAGAAACAGCGGCGGCAGATCGAAGGCGCTGGCGATCACCCGGATCAGAAACTCCTGCCAGGCCAGCCGCAGATCCGCATCCGTTCCCGCTCCAAAGCGCAACACCTCCGGCTTGCTCTCCGCCGTCAGGATCGGAACCCGCCCCGTGCCCTCGATGTCGTCCTGCCACCAGCGGATCAGCCGTTCGTGCTGCCCCGGATCCAGATCCTGCATCCACAGCGCGTACTGCACCACCGAGTTGCTCGCCAGCTTGGCCGCAAAGCGATGCGCTCCCAGAAACTCGTGGATCGTCTCGAACGCAACCTCCAGCCGTCCCAGTCCGAACGGCGTGTAGCTGCGCGGGTTCAGCCGGATGTAAGACAGCTCGATGTCTTTCAGCTCGATCCGCTGCGCCGGTGCCAGAAACGGGCTCGCCTGCACATAGCGAATCGAATCCGGATCGCCATTCCAGTCCGCCCGCATCTGGATCGTCGCGCCGTCGACCGGATACAGCGCCAGCGGTTTCCCGGCGTCACCGGTCAGCCGCAGCTCCATCGCGCCATAGCCGCCGACGATGATGTCTTCCAGAACCGCCTCGCTCAGCGAGCGGAACGAATCGTCCGGATTCGGCTGCTCCAACGTCTCGGTCAGCACCTGGATACGCGCTTGCATCTCCGCGTCCAGCACTCGTCCCCGCCGCGGCTGGATGCGCCAGTGCATTCCCGCCACCCGGTCCTTGATGCTGTTGATGGCCTTGCGCGCAATCGGCGTCTCGGCAAAGCGGCGCAGCGCCTCCGGCGTCTTCTTCGGCAGCAGCTCCGCCCTCATTCCAAACGTCCCAATCGTCTGCAAAATCGATGGCAGCGGGGCGGTCTTGCGCTTCGGCGCCGAGGCGCTATTGCCTCTCAGCACCCGCACTCCCGCCCGCCGCATCGGCTCCCAGATTTTTTCCCCTATCTTCATTGGCTCCCCCGCGCCGGGTATTTTCCCGCGCAAAACAAAAAGGACGCCGCAGCGTCCCTCTCAAAAATCCTCTTCCCGCTCTTCCTCTTCAGCCTATCCCACCAACCTTGAAACCTGCGAAACCTTGAAACTTTGCAACTTTGCAACCTTGAAACCTTGCTCTTACTCCATCCCCATCTTCTGTCTTACGCTCGCCGCGATCCGCGGCAGCTCCGCCGTCGTCGCCACCATGATCCGGCTGCTCGCCAGTGTCTCCAGCGCGAACATCGTCTCGTCGTCTTCCCGCTCCAGCTCGCTTTCCACGATTGCCGTCAGCAAGGTCTCCGCCTGTTCGGCCCGCATCACGCCCTCGCGCAGCTTCGGATAGCTAAATGCCAGCACCTTGGCCGCGTTCACATCCGCTTCCAGCGACAGCGCCTGGTACACATGCACCGTGCCGTTGGGCCGGTAGGCGGCGTCGATCTTCAGTGGGTCGCCGCGATGGGTGTACTCGCTCGCCGCGATGTTGTGCCGCATCAGCCCCCACACTCCCTGCCGCTCGAACTCGCCCCGCATCGTCTGGAAGATCTGCATTCTTCCGCTCGCCGTGCGCGCTCCTTTTTTCCCCCGCTCCAGGTACATCTCGGCCAGCCGCCCGATCTCCTCCTGCGGCGAATCCGCCAGCACCGCTTTGGCCGGGGTCAGCCGGATCGCATTGGAGAACGTATCCTCCATCCGCTTCAGCAGCCATTCCTGGCTGCTCGAGCCCTCCAGCAGCCGCTCCTTGATCTCCTGCTCCAGTCCTTCCAGCATCTCCACGTCGGCATCCGGATCCAGGCAGCGCACCCGTTTCCAGTCCTTCGTAAAGCGCACCTCTGCCCAGCCGCTGCTGCTCTCACACAGCACCACGCCCACGTTGACGAACTCATCCTTTACCGCGTCCGGCACATACCGCAGCAGGAAGAACTCGCATTGTCGGCGCTCTTTCATCCTCTAGGGCTCTCCGTTCCACCGCTCTCCAGCCCAGTCTCCTCCATCATCATCCCCTCAATCCTACAATTCTTTCCGCCCCTTCCCCATCTTCCTCCACTTTTCCCGTCTTCCCTTCCCTCAGTTCACCACGTCCCTCCACTTTGGGAATGGCGCCCGGCTCGAGTTTCTGAACTCCAGGATCAGCTCGGCCACCCGGGCCCGCCGCCGTCCCAGGATCTCCACCAGCCGTTCCAGCTCGCAACTCTCGCCGTACCAGGCCGTCGGAATCTCCTCCGCGCAGCGCCAAATCGTCGGCTCGTCCATGCTCTCGATGTTGCCCAGCCAGGGCTGGAAGCTCTCCCAGCCGCTCACTTCGCGGTAGACGTCATTGCGGGCGTACACCCCGCGCAGCGGCGAATCCGGAAACGACCACTCCCCGGCGTTGAAGCAGTATCCCTGGTCGATGAACGAGACCGTGAACTTCCGCTCCCGGCTCCGCTTCCAGAATGTAGCTTGCCGCCCGTTCGCATTGCAGGTCCACTTGTCCAGCGCCAGGATTCCCGCAAACGCCCCCAGGTTCCGCACCCGCTCCAGCAGATGTTCCGGCAGGTAGTCATAGATCATGCCCTGCATCGGCGGCACCACGAAGCGCGAACCGAATTGCAGCCCTGGCGTGCATGCCTTCGAACCGTGCAGCAGCTCGAATTTTAGCTCCGGAGTGTGTTCGATCAGCCAGGAATCGACCTCCACCACTTCCGTCGCCGGCACCGGCAGCCCTGCCGCCTGCGCCAGCCGCGTTGCCAGCATCTCGTTGGACAGCACCCGCGTATGCTGCGGATTGCCCTGAAATTTCACCACGTAGAAGTGACCGTCCGAGCAGCGCATCAGGTGACTCTGCGCTCCGCCCCGCATCCTTCTCACGTGCTGTACCGCCGCCACCGCCAAGCCCGCCCCTTTTCCAAACTCCCCGGCTCTTCCCCGCGGGAGTCACTGCCGCCATTCGTCCACCATCCAGCTTTTCCTGAAGTTATACTCTACCCTGCCGCCCCACTCCACCGTCTACCACCGCGCACCTTTCTAAGTACGACATTGCGGGCGGGTGGCCCATATCCGGCGGGTGGCCCACATCCGCCCTCTTTTGGCGAATGTGGGGAACAAACTTCCCCTTGCAGGTGCCCCACCTTCGGCGCGCTGCTTTTGCGCGGCTAAGGTGGGACGGTCAGGCTCAGCGCCGAACTCTGCTCCCGCACCGCCAGCGCCATCGCCATCGCCATGATCGCATCATCGTGCGATCCCTCCGACGCCGCAATCCTTCCGTCGGCGTGCCGCACAAATGTCCTGCACTCCTCCAGCAGCTTCCGGCTCTGGAAGAGCTCCGGATTTGCCACCAGGATCGCTCCAAAACGCTCCAGCATCGTCGGACGCGTCAGCACGGTCGTCACCCACCCCGCGTAGCGGTTATTACGGAAGAGCGGCCCGTATTGCTCCACCCGTTCCAGCATTGCCAGCACCGCGTGCCCATGATTGTTCCGCTCCACCACCATCAGCGCGCCGTTGTATTCGCGACCCAGCTTCGCCGCCTGCGCCGCCAGCTCCTCCGGCGTGTAGTGCCCGTACAGCTCCGCGCATTGCAGCCCGCTCGCCTGGTCGATCACCTCGACGCAGGCATAATCGCCGCCCGCGCCGCCGCCCGCCGCGTCCACGCCCAGGATGTACCTCCGCCCCTTTGCCGGAGGCAGCCATAGCAGAACCCGTCCGTTTTCTCTCTCTTCCAGCGGAGCCGCCAGCACGCGCATTCGTGCCTCGATCTTCGCCGTGTCAAATACCGCCGCGCCGCTAGCCAGAAAGCAGGTCGCCATCTCCTCGGCGAACTCCTCGGCCGCCCGTTCGCCAAAATTGCTCTGTATCTGCCGCCGGAAGGCAATCTGCTCTCGATCCAGGGCGTGGCTATTCATCAACCGCAGCTCTTCCTCGGTCAGAGCCGCTTCCAGAAGCTCCTCGCCTGCCGCTCCCTCGATCCGGTATCCCTCGTCCATCCACCAGGGGAAAAAGTGCCGGATATATCCCGCCTCTTCCGCCCTCTGCCATTCACGATAGAAGCATCCTCCCATCCCATTCGCGGTTGACTCCAGCACAATTTCCCCATCCGGTGGCACGGCGGCCCGCAGCGACGCCAGAACCTCTGGCGCATTTGCTCCCCACCGTGCCACCTCCGAGCAGTGCAGGTTCTGGATCGTCAGTCCGCGGCCGGCGTTCGCGTCCCCTGCCGTCTCCACGCGATACTCGCTGTCCAGCTCCGGAAACACCAGCTGCCTCCGGTTTGACTTCGATCGTTTCAGCGCTCCGCCCCGCAGATCCTGTGGCAGATTCTCCACGAACCTGTGTACCATGCGGAAGATCTCTTCCGCCGCCTCTTGCGTATGCGCTACCTGCACCGTCAAAGTGCCGGGCTTCGTAATCGTGCTCAAAAAGAATCTCGCCGCTACCCACGTCGAGATTCCCATCTGTCTCGCCTTCAGCACAATGTTCTTGGCCCCGCACTTCGATTCGAATTCCCGCTGCGCCAGGTTCGCTTCCAGCCTCACCAGCCGGCCGCGCTTGTTGCGGATTCGCAACAAGCTGGCCGCCAGCACCTCGCGATAGCTTCCCCGTCGCGTCCTTCTGTTCAGCCACCTGCCCAGCGCCAGCAGGGCCTCCAGATCCATCACCTGGTTTTTTCTCTTCTCCGCCCCGCTCCGCCGCATCGCCTTCTTCACCCATCACCTCGCCACGCTCGCAATCCCAGGCTCGTCTCCGCTATGCCGCGGTGGCCGGTGCCTGCTGCACATTCAGAATCGCCACCACCGCATTCACGATCTTCTGAAGGTATGTAGCGTCGACGTTCTTGACCCCTGCCTCGGCCAGTAACTGCGTAGCCGCCGGGGTAACGATGCTCAGCACGTCGGCGGAAAGTTCGCTTCCGCTTGCCGTTGCCGCCCCTGCGGCCGCCAATTTCTGCCGTACGCTGGCAACCGCCGATTGAATCAGTTGGGTCGTGTTCACCACTCCCGTGATCGTCGCGGCATCCGCCGGAAAGATCAGCGACGCCAGAGTCGCGGCGGCGGGAAGGTACTTCTCGATTTCATTCAGACCTTTCACAAAATCCTGGCCAATCTTGTCCAGGACGCTGACAAACTTCTCTTCCGCACTTGCTACTGACATTGCGCTTCTCCTGTAGCCGAAACTTCCGCAAACCACCCGCGGATCTTGCTTTCGATGTAGCCCTCCGAAACCAGGCAGGGCTTATGAACAACCCGGACCGTCAGGCTGTCGCTTCCGTTGTATTCGCACCCAACGGTGACGCCCTCGTGGGTGAGAAACCCGGAATGGCCCTCCGGAACTGCAACGCCCGCGCTCACCATCCGCTGCTCGCAGGCGGCCAAGCCCGCCGGCGTAAGAGAAATGACGATAGTTTGCGATGCCATCTCTTCAGTCCTTGGCCAGCAGCCCAAGCAGCGCCGTCGCCAGCGCCGTCGCCAGCGAAATTACGCTTCCCGTCCCCACATGCCCCAGCGAAACTCCCTGCTGCTGCAACACCCCCAGCACGGTTGTCACACCCAGCAGCAACCCTGCCGCGCTCGTCTTCGGATGCTCAACCATCCGCCCTAATATCTCCGCCATTTTCTATCCCCTTCTGTATTGCTCCCGCTTCTCCTACCCCTTGAAAACCGTATAGATCTGAGGCGGGTGGCCCATTCAAGCCTTCTTTTGGCTCGAATGGGGTAGTTTCAGCGCTGGACGTATCCGCGCCCCACCTTCGACGCGCTGTTTTTGCGCGGCTAAGGCGGGACGGGCCGCTTGCAATCTGCCCATGAAAAGGCCGCTCTTGCGAGCGGCCCATTCCATTCAACTTGCTCTACCCGATCGTTCCATCCTGCCCTGCAACCTCTTTATAACTCGCCCCTAGTACGTCCAGATCACAAGAGGCATCCCGGAGTTACTTGCTATTGTTAATGTCCCAAGGGTCGCAGGGAGCGCTCCAGCGGAGAGTGCATTTGCCGCCGTTCCGCATCCACTCGGAAGAGTGCTCACCATTGAATTCAGCATCGCGACGAAAGCGGCGTTCGCGCCGATACCACCCCAAAAGCCAAATAGGGTTGGGGTGGTGCTCGTGGCGGCCCAAGTAAATAAATAACTTGTACCCATAGTGAGCGTGGTGCCACCGCCCGAAGCCACTGCACCAAATACGTTGACGGATGCGGTTGTCGTCGAAAATGCTCCACTGTCTATCATC